TTTTGCATGCTTTGCGTGTTTTTTCACACCTTTTGAAGTTTTTACGCATTTGCATTGAATTCTCAAAGTTTGCGTTTTTGAGTGTTTTGCATGCTTTGCTTGTTTTTTCACACCTTTTGAAGTTTTTACGCATTTGCACTGAAATCTCAACTTTTTTCATTACCCGAGTATATGGCATCATCATCTATCGAACTCGCAGAAGTCGTGAGCGAGCCCTCATTCGACATCTTGCTACCCGACATGGTTCCTGTAAACAACATTCAACACGTCCATGTCTTCTTGATGATGCTCGCCGATTATTGCGCCCAACAATCGAAATTACACGAAATCACTCGGGCGCGATATCGATATTACAACTTTGCTGTCGCTATCCCGGCCATCTTGTTGTCGACGGTGGCTGGTGCTGCCAACCTCGTGAATGTGGCTAGTGACGGATGCAAAGATGCATCTGAGAATACGATGAAAAAGTGGTTGGGAGCCGCCTTTGGCCTCATGGGACTCACGGCCGCGGGATTGTTCAGCGCTCATCGATTCGCAAACCTCGCTGAACTCGAGCAACAACACGACTTTTTCTCGGACGAATTTGAAAAGATGAATCTCGACATTCGTTCCAACATTTTGCTCGACAACACCGCCACCAACCGATGTTTCACAAACTTGTACGAGTATCTCAAGTATTGCAAGTACGAGCTCGCCATCTTGATCGACCATGCGCCAGCCTTGCCATCCAACATTATGCGCAAGTTCTTCAAAAAAAAGTCGGCCATCGATATTACACACTTTTTGAAAAGCCCCACCTAAATGCTAATATAGACCTCATCCGCGACGGTCTTTTCGCGACCCAAACTCGTCATGGTCATCTCGACCGCCCGCTCGATTACCATGCGGTAAAAGTTGCAACTAGGCTCCAAGAGCTTTGTCAGTTGAGTGACTTGCACCACAAACATTTCATAGTTTACCACGCCTGGATTCATCACCGCAACAATATGATTGTATCGTGCATTGATCGCATTAATCTCGTTTTTAAAGCTGAAGAACGACTCGGAAGTCTCAAATGTGCGTTGCATGACGCTCATGATCTCGGCCGTATAGTCCTTATGTTGTTTGATATCTTCCCAATTGGTGAACAAAATCTCCATGTGATTCTCAATCGCTTGCATACGCCGACCAAGGTAATAGTTAACGTTCATTTCGATCATCCTTTGGCGCACATAATCGCTAAAGTCGAACACGATGCCAAAGTCCAACAACACCAACTTGTCCTCTTTACGGCTCCAATAGACGTTCCCCGGATGCATGTCGCTATGCACCTTTCCTAGACGATAAATCATGTGCGTCGCGGCCTCTGCAATCGCATCGACCATCTTATCGGTCCACTGCGTGTCTCGCACTTGATAAATGTCCATCATATCTGGAATGAATTCCATGACAATCATCGTGTCGCTACAATACTCGGGCATGACTCGTGGTACAATGACGTCCACCATGTGCTCTCGAAAATGCTGCAGATTCTCGATCTCTCTTCCCACCAACACTTGATCCTCGGTGTTCTTGAGAAAGTCAAAAACCCGACAGAACCAATTGTTGTATGTCGGCATGAATCGTTGTGCCAAGTGCAATGTACTCCTTATGACGCGAAGTCCTCGAAGTTGTCGCATCACAGACGGACGGATGACCTTGATCGCCACATCCTTCCCATCGATTTCGCCTCGATACACTTGAGCCACGCTGCCCGACGCGATCGGCACGTTGCTACACACCAAACCCTCCAAATGAAAATGGATGTGTTCCGTCTTTACAGATGAGTGGAGAGCGCGGAACTCGTCGACCAATTCTTCGTCAAAGACATCGTATAGAAGGGTCATGAATTGCGCCACCTTGATGTACAAGATGCCGGCTCGCTCGACGCAGCCTTTGAGCCATCGGACGTAGCGCGGTTTTCCGATGAGTCTGAGACGGTAAAGGAAGATGACAATGAGGATCAAAAACATGTTTACTCCACTGGTCAACGCGTTCTTAGATCCCTTTTTTATGTGTCCAAAATGTAAACATGCTCGAGTTCATTCCGAGTCCGGTGGGGAGGTTAATGGCGTCAGACAAGGAGCAAGCGAGCATTCGAGGTTGCATTAAAAACTATGACAGTTTCTGTTGGCGCGTCAATCAAGTTTACAACAATGTCTATCACTTTTCGTTCCCCCAATATAACTACGACACTGAAGACTTTCTCCTAGACATGTGGACACTCATCCATCACGAAAAACACAAGGTTCAAATTATGGGGACCGAACACACCGACCCCTTTGGTCATACCACCGGTATGGTTGGTCAATACGGCGACATGGGCGAGTTTGTACCCGCTCTCGTTCAAGACTCGTATATACGCTTCAAGATCGTGCTCGACTTGAAACACAAAAAAACAAACAAGACACAGATGTTGCGTGAGACACAGGTGTTGCTACCCGACGTCGTCTACCACTTTCTCCTGCGTCCGCCTAAAATCGTGCGGCTGCAGTTCCCACACAATCCCGTGTGGATTCACCCTATGGAAGAGGACCTCGTTCCTTTGAGGTAATACGTGTCGCTCGACGCGAAGCCCATTCCGCGGCAGCAATCGCGTTCCCCCCGGTGAAAAACTTGCGTCCTTGTCGAGTCATAAGAGCGTCTTGCTCTTTCTTGGACGTGACTTGACGAACATGGAGGTCGTCAACAAGATTTGTGTCCATTACGCCTTTCCATGCGACTCCTTGTTGCCACGTCAAATCATGTTTTGCCATAAACTTTGGAATTTCATCGAGACACACTCTATTTTTATTGCCGCTTGGAACTTCGAAGGATGGTTTGTGCCTTTGAAGCGCTTTCTGGATAGCCTTAAGGTGTCGTCGCCATTGCCGCTCGATGGGCTTGATCTCAAACCCAATGTGTTGTTGATGCCAAGTTTTTCCGTACATGAACAAATCTCGAGTGCCTAGGTCGATATCGACGCCCAATGCCAAGTCTCGGAAACCACTCCGGTCGTCTAACTCAACCGTGATTTTGCGGGCATCCATGACGCGCCTCGCAAATGTCAATGCGGTCCTCATCATCGTGACAGTCCCCGTTTTTGCGGTAGATTTATGTTTACACTGCAAAAATCAAAATGCGACAAGGATTGCAAGATGATGGAGTCGTCGCTTTTGTCGAATAGTATCACTACACATGGATATTGTGACTTTGCTGGATTGATGATAAAGATTTCGTTGGTCGTGGAATGGACGACGGCGTAAAAGATGAGGTTCGAGCTAGACAGTTCGTAAAACTTGGGCATATGTACACTCAAACAAGATAAGAATGTTACATTACGCTGAGCTACTTGTTTCCCCAAAAAGGAAGTGGAATCAAAATATCATTAAATGTGATGTTATGCTTTAAATCGAAACAACATATCACTTGGTTCAATTGCCATCGAATAAAGTTTTTGTCCATTTTGGTGATATTGTGTATTAAATCTACATAATTTTCTTTTTCGACACCATTCTCGGAGATTGTTAATTGAGTTATTATGTCGGGCTCTATGAAAGTATTTGATACCATATACACTTTTGCGAATGTTGCCATGCAAAATAGGTTCGGAATCCATAAGAAGTTTGATTCAAAATGATCCACTTGTAACGTTATCTCAACTTCAAGAGTCTATCGAAAGCACTTTTGCGTTCAAAGCGTCTCTTTGATCAACACTCGACAACGAATCCAAAATATGAATAAATGTGTTATATTACACCGAAACCGACATATACTCGTTTACCAACTTTACGTACTCTTTGTACTTGGCCTGAAATTGGTCGATGCCCCCGAGGAGTGGCACCACTTTGGCCGCAAAGACTTTGCGTGCATCGGTACACTTTGTACGGACGCGCATCTTGCTGCTTCCCGTGTTCACCACGAATATGTAAGCAAGCGATCCGTCGGCGTAAGGCGTGTCGAGCGACATGGATACGCCACGAGGAAGGTAAGGCATGTCCTCGATGGGGAACGGTGGCTGAAGCGAGGCCGGTGGCTTGAAGTTCTTGGAGCTCCCTGGCACGTACATGAGGTTGTCGGCACGGACGTCTTGGCGAGTCTGATTCTTTGTGATGATGCAATGGTCCTCCATCACGGGGTTGCCGTCAAGGATGTGGTAGACAAACTCGGGAAGACTGATCTTTTTAATATCGTTGCCGAACGTCTTGCCGATCGCCGGGAACATATTTTTCACAGAAGGGGACAAGTGGATGCGCAGGTCTTCGGCGTCCCAATTGACATGCTTGAGCGCGGCCGCGTGCTTGACGTCGTACAAGACCGGCTTGTAGTCCCCCTTGCGACGCACCACCGCGTCCAAAGCGTCGACGAACACGTCGGTTGACGCGAGCTCACGTGGTCCATGGACCTCTCGTGTGTGCGGACGTATCTTGTGAAGCAGGACTTGCGCGAGCTGGTAGTCGTCATCGGGCAGTTGGTGGTCATCCATCTCCATGACCACGTCTTGAAAGAGGTCAGGATGCGCCGCTTTGGCCGTGGCCACGATCTCGTTGTAAGAAGCGAGCAACTCCCTTTGCTTGAGGAATAGGTCCTTGGCGTTGACGGCGTCAGACGGGAAACACTCGAAATGAACTTCAAACATGACGACGTACTTTTCGAGCGCATCTCGGAGCTTGTCCGCGAGTGTGGCATTGGACGACTTGGTCCCAGACGAGTTGACGGTGCGGCCCACCTCGCACAACTCGCGGATGAAACGATGGTCGTTGAACATGAACTTTTGTTCATTGTCGCAATATCGCATACCCCTTGGAAGGCATGTGACTCCCAACTTGACGAGTTTATCGTCGATGGGAAGCTTGTCACATCGGGTGCCACGGTTGACGTTTTGTTCAGACATTCCCACGTTGCGTAGGTTTGCGACACGATTGTCGAGCTTTATACCATTGATGTGATCGATGGTTGGTTCGACGAGTTCGCCATTGAGGTTCTCCCAGACGAGCGTGTGCATTCCCCTTTTCTCCTCTGTATCATAGGCATAACCCACCGTGTAGAAGTTCCATCGACGTTTAGACACTAATCCATCGTAGACATTTTTGTCGACAACAACAACGTATGCGTGGTCCTTGTGTTTGATTCGCATCACAACCACATTCTCCTTCTTGCACAAATTTCCGACGACTATAGCTGGGTGGTTCTTATTTCCATCAAGCCTTGAAAGACAAGTATAATCCATTGTTGTTGTGTTTTGTTCTTTTAGTGAATTCTATTTATTTATATCATTTTTTTAGCGAAGTAAGGGGAAAATCGTACGTCTTCTACCCATCTAATTGAGTTTGCACTTGTCTACCGATTAAATGATCGAAGCTTGTATGTTTCGTCTTGAATGCTTCCTAGTTGGTCATTTGTCGTATAGATCTTTGATTGAAAATCTCAACTTAGTGCTTCTCTGTAGGATCGAAGGATGCAAATGTGTGTATCCTATCAAAAACAAAGCGTTATTCGTATATTTGCCTATACCTCAATATTTTGTCAAAATTTGGCCGCTTCCTAGTAGGAAAGTTGCCGTATATCCGCCCATACCGCCTAATTAGCGTAAGCCAATCCGCCCATACCACTCATGATACGGAGCACATTATAATTGACGGCGTACACGCGGACCTTGCAAGAGCGAGAACCACCGGAGATTCCCTTGACCGACTTGGGAGTGAGCTCGAGGTTGAGAGTGGCATTGTCGATTCTTGAAAAGTTGCAGGTGCCGCTGGGCTGGTGGTCGCAAGGGCGGCAAGCAAAGCTGTACACGCAGATTCCCTGGCTAGGAACATTGTCGAAGTGTTGGAAAGGCTGCACGCAGTTGTAGTACTTTCCGTCACGCTCGGCCATGCGGTCGTGGCCGTTGAGCTGGAGGCGAGCGGTCCTGGTGGGGCAGTTTCCGAATCCCCAGTTGGCAGACACAAGGGTGCTGATGGTGCCGCCGGCAGCAATGGCACCGCTGGTGGGCATAACGCCGCTGGTGGAGAGAGAGTAGGAAAGCTCCTCGTTGTCGGTGTAGTTGAACCACTGCTTGCCGTTCATGTAGTTGGTGTACTTGTTTGACGAGTCCTTGACGGGACCAGCAACGTGATCGTCGGGTTGAACGACCCAAACGAGAAACTTCACAGGATGATTGTAATTGAGCTTGAGCTTGTTGGGGACTTGGCTAGTCGACTCATCTCCCGTAAACTGAAGTTGTTCGATAAGATACTCGTGGCTAGCTTGTGCAAAACGTCTCCTTTCGTCGGTATCAAGATACATAAAATCTACGTAGAGAGATGCGTTGAGGCTTCCAATGTTGAGAGACCTTGATGGGTCGGAGAACTTCTCGGGGATGGCGGGGGTGGTGGAGGTGGCGGCCACAGCCTTATCGTACTTGGCATAGAAGATGCAGTCGCGAGACTCACGAAGCTCGATGTTGATCTTGACCTCGTGATACTGGAGAGCGATGAGCGGTAGGGAGAGGCCGATGGAGCGGTTGAACCAGAACTGTAGGGGAATGTACAGAACCTCGCCCTCGACGATCACTTCAGGATCGTTTGTGGCGCGCGTCTTGAGGGTAGTGAGACTGGGGATGTTGCCGACCATGTGGGCGTAGCCGAGGGCGTGGCCGCTGCTCTGGGTGAGCTCGTTCCAGATGTGCAGCCAATCGCCGTAGTGCTTGTCAACGCGCTGTCCTCCGATCTCGACCTCGACCGTCTTGATGAGGATGTGACCGATCCAATCCAGATAGCGGAAAGCGTGACCCTCGGGGACGTTCACGTCAGGGAGCTCCACACGAAGGTACATGCGGTTGATGAGATCACCGTTTCGTGAGATGGTGCATGTGACCTTCTTGCCCCAATCGGCCATACCATTGAAGGTTTGCTCGATGCACTCCATCGCGAATGAAGTATGGCGGCGATACACAATCTTGAAAAATGTGATCTGGGGGTTGCCGGTCAAATAAACGTCCTGAGCACCGTATGCAACGAGTTGTAAGAGTCCACCGCCCATATTGTTATTTTATATACTCTTGGAGGAGAAAAAAAAAACTCTTGAAAACGCAGGGTTCGAAATCCACCGGCTTGGCGACCTTTGGACTTTCTCAATGTGCCGTTTTCATTTTGATCGCATGCCAAGACACAAAAATATCTTGTTTAAGTTTAAACATGCCAAAGACAAACGTGGCCACAACCTCGGCATCCTCTGCCCTCCTAGCCTCCAACCCCATGAATGGCTTCTCCATTCTTCCCAACGTCAGCACGCCCGCATACATCATGATGATCGCGTACATCATTGTCGGCATCGTCATCCTACTGCCCTTTGAACTCAAGGTGTACAATGACGTCACACAAGAGTTCGAAATCATAGAGTACAACTTGGCCCATCGAGTCCTCCTCATCCTGTACCTCTTGCTCCCCGTCTGCCTCCACATCTATAGCGTCAACTGCATGATGGTGGGCAACTGCACCATCTGGTCATACGTTTACACCCTCATCCACGTCATCTGGATCCTAGTGTTCATCATCATTGCCTTCTCATACGCGTTCGGTCGCAAGTAGATATTATGTCGCGTTTGTTTTTCATGCTTGTGGATCCGTATGTCCACAAAATGGTTTAAGGACAGTCACAGTGGAAGAACCTATATAAAGCCATGACCCAACCGAACACTTCCGCAAGAAGACCGACAAAGAAAGACAAACCGGAAAACCGGAAGACCCTCGACATTCAACACAACCAAATGATTGACAAGCTGAATGTGGCCAAGAAGGAACGCGAGACGATCGAAGCAAGACTATCCAAGGTCGACGAGACGATCGCTAAATTGCACGAGCAATTTTCAAAGACACAAGACGACAAGATCATGGACAAGATATTGTTGCTCAAGGATGAGCGATACGAACTCGGGCAGAAACTCGCCGCTCAAGAGCACGACAACCACATGAATTATTTTCTAGAGACGTCGGACATATTGTACAAATATTACGATATGGTGGAAAAAGGAGGAGTCACCGAGTCCGTGGCACCGGTCAAGCCGGCACAAAACTCGATAATGAGCTGGTTTACGGCTGCACCGGCGCCTGCTAGCACAAATGCGACCACCAATGAAAACACCGAAGAAAAGTCCAAGTCAATTCCCGCGGAAAGCAAGACGTCTCTCATCGAGAAATATCTACAACGTACGTCCGATAATTATATCAACTCGTGTGACCAAGCCGACGAAACGTGCGCGTCGTGTGGGTCGCATAACGTCATGCTCGTCCCCTCCGAGGGTCAAATCGTGTGTGGCGACTGCCATTGCGTCGAGCATGTGGTCCTCGATCACGAGAAACCGTCATATAAAGATCCTCCCAAAGAAATCAGCTATTGGGCATATAAGCGAATCAACCACTTTATTATGGAGTGGAAAAGCGGTCTCGTATCGCTAGTCATGAAGTTTGCCCGTCTCGTCCTGTAATCGGATAGTGTGCGCGCAGTCATGGCGACACGCCCAAATTGCGGGAACCTCCCCATGCACTAGGATCATAGCTCGCACCCTAATGTGCGCGCAACCCGCCAGTAACGTAGCGCGGGTATCGTGAAAAACTCCTAGAGCTCGGACGATCCGCAGCCAAGTTCGATATCGAAAAGGTTCAGAGACTAGATGGGTGTGGGTCCCCTTTTCGGGGGGCCTAAGGTATAGTCCAATCCACACGGGAAACCGCGTGGCGCCACGAATGCAACGAGTGGCTCAATCACGTGCAAGCTCGTCAATCTACCGACATTCCGGAGGAGATATATGACAAGATCTTGCTCGAGATAAAGAAACAACGTATCAGTAATATGGCGGATCTTACGCCTAAAAGGGTGCGTGATATCCTCAAGAAGCTCAACGGAGACGCTCGTAAATACTACGAACACATCCCCTTCATCATCCACCGGCTCAACGGCATGAGCATGCCCCATTTCTCCCCGGAGCTCGAAGACAAATTGCGTAGCATGTTCAAAGAGATTCAAGTACCATTTAGCAAAGCAATATTGATAGTCGATATTAATCGCAAAAATTTTCTCAGTTATTCATTCGTACTTCACAAGTTCATGCAATTGTTGGGCATGGACGAGCATGTCCGTCACTTTCAACTTCTCCGGAGTCGCGAAAAACTCCACATCCAAGACCAGATTTGGCGCAAGATTTGCGAGGAGCTGCGTTGGCAGTACATTCCAAGCATGTAGGACTCTTTTACGTGTAATAAGTCCCCTTGACCATGGGTTGATTTCCTCCGGGGAAGCCGACGAGGTTGGCGCCGATACCGAATCCTGCACCTGAACGCACCGATTGTCCGATCGCGGGCGCGAAGAGGTCGAGCACCGCAAATGTGGAGGCGGCAATAACGCCGATCATGAGAATCTCTTGGTACTCTAGCGTCTTGCCGGGCACAAAATAGGCGGCAAAGGCGGTGATGAGACCCTCGAGCGAGTATTTAAGCACGCGTAGAAAGACTTGTTCCGCGTCGAACGTAAAATTGTTGGCGGTCATGATGGCAGATGAATATACTGTCACTGAGAGAAAAAAGTTACCTAAGGACAAATTTATTAGTTCTGTCAAAACAAAAAGATGGACAACGACACTCGTGGAATGACCCCTGTTAGCAAGATCGATGTGCTCGAGCAAGATACCGAGATTCGTGGGCAAAAGTTCGTGTGCTTGTCGTTCGTGTCCCCCGAGGACGTTCTGATCGCCAAGGAACCCTTCATGTTCAACAAGTTTACGACTCATTTTGCAAAAGAGATGACCGACATGTTTGGCAACCTCAAGGAGTACTTCAAGGACAATACGACCGTGTTGGAGACACTGAATTTGGTCCGCGAGCGCTACGAGTACGTGTGCAACGACACCGGTATTCAGCGAGAGTTCGAGTTCTTCAAGGAGAAGAACAATGCATCTCTGGAGACCGAGTTCTTGGAGCGCAACTCATTCAAGACCACTATCCGTGGCATCAAGGTGCGCGGCTCGTACGAGACGTTCGATGAGGCCAAGGCACGCGTCGAGGCCATCCGAAAGGTCGATACTAACTTTAACGTGTATGTTGCACAGGTCGGGTGTTGGTGTCCCTGGTCGCCATATCCCAATGCTCTACAGGATCAAGAGTACGCCGAGACCTCCCTCAATACGTTGGTCAAGGCATACGTCGAAAATGAGGAGCAAAAGGGCTCGGTTTACAACAATAGAAAGGAAGAAATGATGGAGAAGATCAAGAGAGACATGGATGAACGCAAGGATCTGTGGCTTGCGGCCAAGAAAAAGGAGCTAGAAGAGCGTGGTCCACAAATTGTCGAGGAAATTCCTACTGGGACCCCTGCTGCCGTAGAGTCCGTCGATACACCTGTTGTTGAGTCCGTCGATACACCTGTTGTTGAGTCCGTCGATACACCTGTTGTTGAGACGGTCGAGACTCCTGCCGTTGAGACAGTCGAGCCATAGATTTACTTTGCTTCGGTATAAAGGTCATTCGGATCGTATGCTTGGACGTTTTTAGTTTCAAACAAGGGCTTGACGATGCGCTCTGCAAACAAGGTGTTATTGGCGAGTTGCTCCTCATACATGGACCGCGGGATGAATCGATATTCGACCTTTTTCTCTTTTTGCGCTTGCACGAGTCGTTGCTCGTACACGCCACTAACAATCATGAACATTCCCACGAATATGATAAAGATGATGAGCGACTTCATTTGTATCTACACACTTATGGATTTCTTTTCTCCTTCCGCACCCGGTACTCGCCCTTGGACGCGTTCATGGCATTGTTGACTGTAAGCATGCATTGAACGTCATCAGGGTTTTCGTCCGACTTATTCTTTTCCTCTTCTTGCCGGTTCTTCTCGGCAATAATACGATCCATGTCCCAATATTTGGGCAAACACACATTAAAGTTGGGGTGCGGCTCGGCCTTGTACCAAAACACACATTCCTCAATGTTGTTGCTGAGCGCATTGTTCTTTATGACGATGCATTCGTGATTCTGCGTACATTCGTTGAGCACCGATTCAAACATCGGAAACTTGGGGAACATCCCCGCCCAATTGTCGTACAACTTTTTGCGGCTCTTGTGGATGTTTTCGCGGAGCAAAAAGACATAGTCGACGTTGTTTCGCAAGTCGGGGGGAATGCCCATGACGTACTGTAACGTCAACATGAAGAGACATCGGTAATGTCGCCCGTTGCAAAACATGGCGCTGACGTTCTCCGACCGGATCCAACTGTTCTTGGCGGCCATCATGTCGTCCATGACAAACACCATCCGGTCATCGACCAATGGCGCGCCTTGCTTCTTTCGATCCTTGTTTTGGCCGACCACCAACTCTTGACGCTTGAGAACGTTGCCCACGAGCTCGTCACTAAATTTGTTATGAATGAAAATGCTCGGTATCATTTCGCTATAGAAACCATTTGCATTCTCCGTCGCAGAAATGACGGTCGAGATCGGGAAGGACCGTTTGTGGTACAACAAGTCGCGGATTAGGAAACTTTTACCTGTCTTGCGTTTGCCGATGAACACCACCACGGCGTCATCTTCAACCATCGACATGTCAAACTTTTTAAGTTGGATTTCCATTTTACATAGTGTTATAAAATTTTGGAGGTGTAGCTTGGGCGACCGTAGGTGATGCAGCCATTTAGAAATCGGGGTCGCATGTATACATGTGATCGATGGGGTTGTCACCCTTTTCCAAAGTAAAGTGGGTCGCCATGTACGTGGTGGCAAAGGTCAACATGAAAACCTTGAGACAAAATGTATTCCTGTTGCGCTTGTTTTCCTTGTCGTACATGGTAATGTA